TCGTCAATATAAAAAGATCCATTTGTTTGTGCATGCGATGGTTGTAATCCATATCTTTCTCTATGAAAAGGTAAATCAAAAGACTCTCTATAGTCTTGTTGTACCAACTCAGAAGGTTGTTGAGATTTATAGTTACTCCAAGTTGCAGAATCTCCATCTCTAACTAAATCAGGAGAAGCACCTTCATACGTAACCTCTACATCCGTCAAAGTACATCTTCTATTTGAAGTGGTTAAACTGGTGAAAGGAGTAAAACAAGTTATTAAAACATACACTACGTTGTAATTTGACACATCTATATCTAAAACCTCTTTTTGCGTAGCGGTAGCTCCAGTACCAACCCATTCTACATAAGCAAGTCCATTTGTACCGTTTGAAGCAGGTATAAAGTTTGGAGCATTAGAATCTCCAGGATTACTAACTGTGTCGTTTAAACTAGGGTTATTTTTTTCTAAATTAGTAGATTGATCACCAGGCGTGCTGCTAATTCCAAATCTTATAGTACTATCACCAGCGCCAGAAACAGTACCCGCAGCTGAACCATAAGCTCTTATATCTAAAGAATCCATATTTGCAACGTTTATTTCTTGCCAAACAGCATAAGCTCTACCGGTAATAACGCTGTTCTGAGAGGATGTGAAAGATTTAGAATCAATTTGTAATTTCGTAGAGCTTCCTCCTGTTATACCCGCAGGAGAAGCTGCCTGTACCGTGTCTGTATCTGAACCACCCCAAGGTGTATTATCTACAGCTGGAGTAAACACCCAGTTATTCGTAGCGGATAAAGCAGAGCTAAAATCTGTGTTGCTTAAATCATCACTAGATATTATTCCTGATGTGGCTACAAAATCATATTCACCGTCATTATTTTGTTTTATCTTAAAAGGATTAGAGGTGTGTTTTGTGGGATATAAAGGATGTTTTATACCAGCACTATCGCTCCATGATAGTTTTGTATAGTTTACATAATCATGAGGAAGTATCATCGTGAGTGAAGCTGGTAATTCTATTTCTTGTGACTTTATAGATTTAAAAGTATCAAAAGATAATTCTGCTAAAGCTCTTTTAGCGTGAAACGCTACGTCAGTTCTTCTAGCTTTACTTATGATTTTTTCTTCACCTACGTAAGCCATCATAAATTGATTAATAATATCTCTAATAGAAACTAATTGATAATTACCATAGTTATTACCTTCGTAATAATCTTGTTGTGTTCCAGTGAATAAAGCCATTTATTTATTGTTTTTCTTGTTGTATATTTTTATTGTCTTCAGCTGATCCTATTTGATATAAATTATTATCTTTCATAGACACGCCAGCTAATTGTAATATTTTAAAAACTAATTTAGTTTCTTCAGAAGGATGTAATTCAAAATCTATACTCTCGTTAGAGTTATATAAATTCGCACCACTTACAAGTAAACCAGACCACTGTGCTGTCTTTGGTTTTCTTATATAGTTGACTGTTATTGTTTCTTGAAGACCCGAAGGATACAAAAATAATCTATTAGATCTTTTTATTTCATATATAGGATTGTAAGAAGTAGGTGCGTATAGTCTTGAACTTATCATATTTCTTACTTGGTTAGAATTAACTTGCTCACAAGTATACATACTGTTATATATCACACTGTCAATCTTGTATAAATCACTTATAGCACCGCCGATATTATAAAATTCATTAGTATTATTTATATTTATATTTCTTTCTTCTTTAAAATAGTCTATTTTTTCTTCTAAATAATCAAGCATATCAGAGCCACCAGTACTATTACCTGGTAATCTACCAAATTGATTTATATCATAAAAATATTGCTCAAATATATCCATCTGAGCTTGATTAGCAAATAAGTTAAATTCCTGCGGTGTTATATAGCCTCTCTGTTCTTTATTAGCTAAAGCTAAAACTCTTTGATGTACTGTATCTATATTTACCATTTATTTTTTATTTTTATAAGGAAAAACCTTATTTAACGTTTGTTTTCTTTTATTACAACCACAATTATCACCTGCGATTTTATGCACAAACTTCTTTATTCCTGTAGCAGTTGTTATTTTTTCTATTGTGTCGCCTAAACCTTTTGATTTCATAATTTTATTGTAGTTACGATCGCCCCGTAGGGCGACCGCTCTACAGTTTGATTAGTTTAATCTTTTTTCTATATTTGTATATATTTCCATACCTTCATCAGTTTTAAACCAATGCGCTAAAGCAGTGTATGGATGCTCGTCAAATGGTACTGTCATTAACTTTCTATCATTTGAAGCCCATAAAAAGTTTCTTTGATCGTCAGATAATTTAAGTATACCTAACTCAACAGCTTTTATACCAAAGTTTCTAAGTTGAACATTATCATCAGAAGCTAACTCTAAAAATAAAACAGGATTGTTTTTAGCATAAAGTAATAAATCTCTTTTAAGTTCTTTAGAACTCATCTTAGATACTTTAGAACCGTACTCTACCCTCATAATAGCTTCAGCCATGTCTATATCTATTGATTTAGCTATGTTTAAAGCTTCCAACTCTAATTCTAGTATTTCTAAATCATCAGCAGCTTTTACTTCTGGTTTCCACTCACTAAAAAGCGTATCTTTTTGTGGGTGATACAAAGACATGAGTTTTTGTAAAGTTTGTTTATTTCTAGGCACATGAAGCGCTCCGTTTCTAAATATAATGTGGGCTAATCTTTGATCGCCAATCATCTCGTCAACAAAAGGTGTTTTTTGATTTTCACAATATTTTAACTCTCTTTCATAACCTTTTTCTTCGTCAAAAAAGTATATATCAGCAGATTTTACCATGTAAGATAAAGGTCTACGTTTATTTGTTAAATAATAAACTCTATCTTTTATTTCCCACTTTGGTTTTTTAGGTTCAGCTTTTTTAGGTTTTGGAGTTTCAACAACTGGTGTTTCAACTACAGGTACCTCTACCTCTTTTTTTGTTTCTTGTTTCTTTGCCATAATATAATATATAATAAAATTAATAAAATAAAAGGCCGAGGCCGAAGCCCCGGTCTTTTAATATAAAGTGTTTACTTCATTAACATAAAGTTGTTAGCACCTTGAGTAACTAAACATCTTTCTGATAACATGTGGATTTGCATAACATCTAAAGCAGATGTAGCAGCACCAACAGAACCAGTAACCCAAGTCTTCATTCTTCTATCGTCAGTTTGTGAAGCTCTATATCTAACGTGTAAGAAAGGACGTCTAACAGCAGCTCCAACAGTTTGGTCATAAACTGAAGAAGCTCCAGCTGGAATTATAACGCCTCTTAAAGCTTCAGATCCTGCAGTAGCATTAATACCACCTCTAGTAGCTTTGTCATTTAAGTATCTAAAGTCAGACTTGTAGAAGTCGTAAGAACCTCTTCTGAAACCAGAGAAACCTAAGTTAAGCGCCATATCTTCAGAATTGTTAAATACTCCGTAAGAAGTACCACCAGCTCCGTAAGAGTTCATTGAAGCTAACATATCATCAATAGCCAAGCTAGTTGATCTATTAACAAACATCATGTTTTCTTCAATAGCCCCTTGAGAATCAAACTCAGCTAGAATCGCATCGAACTCAGCTAAATCAGTAGCAGCGTTAACACCAGATACACCAGTAGTAACGTTACCTCTTTGCTCGATAGCGTAGAATAAACCTTCAGTACCAGCATCTCCTTCTGGAGATAAACCTAATTCACCGTCAACATTAGTTGAGTTAGAACCTGGAATAGATTCAAGCATTGCCATTTCTAAGTAATCAGTAAATCTAGCTCTAGTATCAGCTTCAGCTTTTAAGTACCATAAGTATCCAGAAGCACCACCTTCAGAAGAAACTTCAACCCAACCAATTCTACCAGCATCAGAACCTGATACTTCGTAGTAATCTTTCATGATAATTGGCTTGTTAGTAAAAGTTTTGAAACTAGGCTCGTTAGCACCTCTTGTAGTTGAACCATCGTAGTTATCACCTTTCTTAAACTCAGAACCGATAACTAATAAAGTACATCCACCAGTTGTTTCAGCTAAAGCAGCTAAAGTATCAGCGTTGTAGGCTCTAAGACCAATAGTGTTACCACTAACAGCTACAACCATAGCTCTAACAACAACTCCTGGAGTTGAAAGTAAAACAATATCGTGGTTTCTAACACCGTGAGCATCACCTGGATTTGAAGCACCAAAACCATCAGCTACAACGTTTCCATCAATATCAGATGTTACTGTAAATGAACCTTTAGCACCTGAAGAAGATATATTACCATCTTGATCAATAGTACCTTTTAAAGAGATGTGAAGTCTTGATTGCTCAGACCATATAACTCTGTCAGAAGTCATTGCTTCTTCTGCGCCTACTTGAGAAAGGAAACCAGAAATTGTACGAGGTCCAAAAACCTCAGCTTCTTTTTCCATTAACTCAGGTAGGTATTGTTGAGCCCAACCCGATGTGTCAGAGCTCGTAAAATCAACATAATTTGTAGATAGTGTTTGTTGCTGTGAACTTGGAACACTATTCAAATTAGTTCCTGCATTAATTGCCATAATTTTTAATTTTTAAATTGTTATTTTTTGTTTTTAATTCTAAATTTGAAGTCATTAGAATTATCACCTAATACTTTTACTTTCATACCACCAGCTTCAATAACACCAGAGTGTTGTTGACGCGGATCCATATTAACATTTTTAGATTTTGCAATACTGTCTTTTAAAGCATCAGCCTTACCTTGCTCATAAAAATGTTTAGCGATAGCATCAGGATTCATAGCTGTATACAAAGATTTATGATAACCCACAGCATCTTCCATTTCATTATTTTTGTTCAAGAACTTCTTGACAAAATTATTAATGTCGCTTTGAGTTTCTTTAACATTGTTCGTATTTTTTATGTTATATCTAAACCTTTTATCCCCAACACTATATTCAAAACCTTTGAAATTTTTGTTAAATAACTGGTTAGTTTTATTTAAAAAAGTACGAGTTTGTTTTTCTACAACTTCTTCTTGTTCTTTTGACTCCTTGTTGTATCTGTTGAAAAAATCAATAGCCTTTTGCTGTTCTATAGTTAATTTGCTTCCAGCTTTAATTTCTTCATAATATTTGGACTTTGCACCGTCCAGGTGTTGCTTTGCTTGAGCAACTTGCTCCTTCAAAGCTAATTTTTTTCTTCTAACATCTTTGTCCTCATCGACTTCTTCATCATAAGAAAAATAGTCGTCCATCATAAAATCTATTTCTTCTTCGTTTAAATGAGGTTTAGTTTGTTTGTAATATTCTTTTAGTAGTGATAAATTGTCTAGTTCAGAATAATCTTTATTTAGCTTTACATAATCTTCTAAACTACCACCAGTGTCTTCCATAAAATCAACAAGCTTTTGTATGTTTTCTGGTAGTTCTTTTCCAGTTTCCATAGATTTATTTATAGCTTCCTCAGCTTGCTCAGCTAAATCTTCAACTTGTTCTTTTACTTCTTCTTCAGTTATTTCTTCTACAATTGGTTGTTCTTGTGTTTCAGCTTCCGACTGTATTTCTTCTTGTTTTTGTATGGGCTCGGTGTCTTCAACGAGCTCAACCACTCCTCCATCGTCAGTATTGTTTTCAACAACTTCTTCTTTGGTTTCATCTTCTGGTTTTTTATCTAAATCAACTTTAGTTATATTGTCATCTTGTTTGCTTTCAACATTACCAAGGTCAACTTTTGTTACATTGTTATCTTGTTTTTGCTCTACAACTTCTTCAGTTGCAGTTTCTTTTTTCTTTGCCATAATAAAATATTATATAATTAATAAAATTGTTTACTTAGGTTCAAACATACCTAATCCAAACCCACCTCCCATTATATCATTACCTGCTGACTCAAAATTTTTAGGTGGTTTTTCATTTTTTCTCTGATCTATAAGTTCAGATTGCTGTGTTGCTTGAATCCTCGTTCTTTGATCTTTACGATCTTCTTTTTCTTTATCTTTACGATTTAAAGACTCTGAGTCTACTTGTCTTAATTGCATGTTGTATTCAAACTCTTTTTGCATTAAAGCCATTTTTAACTCTCCTTCGGCTTGCATTTTTTGCATTTCCAATTGAGCCTCTACTTGAGCTAGTTGAGATTTTGACTCTGTAATAGCTTGATTTTTTTGCATTTCCGTTTGTGCCGCAACTTGTTGAGCCTGTGCGTTGGCTTGTGCTTGAACTTGTATGTTCTCTTGTTGCATTTTTTGATCTCTTGCTATTTTATCTTTTCTTCTTACTTTTAGTAATTGGTTGGCAAGTTTTAAGCTTCTTATTTCTCTAATATCAATAGCGTCTTCAAGTTCTATATTTTGTTGTGCTAAAGCTACTTGTATATTATTTTCTAACAAAGCTTTTTCTTCTTCATCAGGGGTTAGCTCTATAAATATACCAAAGTCATATAAATGTAAGTGTTGTAATTCTTCTAACGTAGCAACGTTATGCGCGCCTACTGATTGTATAAACGCTTCTTTTGTAGGTGAGTACTCTATAATATCAGATATTCTAAGTGATAATTGTTCAGCTGTTTCAGCTGTTAAAAATAAACCAGCTTGTAATATGTGTCTTGTAGCTGTATTACTATTAGCTGCTGCCATTTTTTGTATGCCAACTAAAGCGTTTTTGTCTGGTGTACTACCATCTCTAGCTTCGTTTAAACCAGTTACATCTCTTATCATTTGTAAATAATAATTGTAATTAGCTATCAACGCTTGCATTTTTTGTCCACCAGCACCGCTAGTTATTTCTTGAATAGGCACTTTGCCAGGGTTCATATCGCCTTCGCTTGTAAAGCTCCTACCAATTACAGATCCAGTTTGGAAAAACATATTTAAAGCTTCTTGTGGATTATAGTTAGTTCCATTGCCTAAATCAACCTCTGCTAAACCATCAGCGTCTAAATAAACACCGTCTGGTACCATACGTGACATTACTTGCTGTAGCTTTAAATGCGTTAATTGTATCATATCAGCAAAACCTGTGATACGCTTTACTAACGAATCTATTTTGCCTTTATACATACGAGGCGCTACTATACTATAATTCATTTTAACTTTAGTATAATCACTTTTTGGCCTCATCATATTTTTAGCCATACCCCAACTTAACAGTTTATTGGTACCAACTACTATAGCTCCTTCGTATAAAACCTCTATAACTCTATCTAATCTAGTAAAACCACCTTCCATATTTTCTGGTGGATTAAACTGATCGTCTTTTTCTATAGCTTTCTCAGCTCCAGAACTAGTTTCTTTAACTTTATAAACTTCATTCATATACGTTTTATAATTAAAATATAAAACTTGAACTTTGTTTTTATCGTTTTCTTTATAACTATAGCTATGTTGATAGTGATCTTTGTTATATAAAGAAGAGCTTTGTTTTATTTCTTCTAAATCTGATTGTTCTAAATGAGGGAATTGTTTAGCTAACTCGTTAATAGGTATTGTTTTTATTTCACCAACATAATACAAGTCATCAAAGTAAGGGGATTCTGTATATGAGTAAACTAATTTAGCTGGATCAACATAATCTATAGTAACACCTTCTGATGTTGTAAAGTTTGTTTTAACAGCACCTATACCTAGCACGGTAAGATCATGGTAAAATCTTTTTCTAATTAGCTCATAATTATTACCGTCCATTAAAACATTTAAAGCTTGCTCTTCTGCTAGTTCAACAGATTGCTTGTAAGATAACTGCATATGCAAAGCTAATTCTTCTTCGTTTCCAGGTAAAGTATCTGGTTCGTTTTGAGCTAAGTTTATACCAAAATTTTCGTTTGTAAACTCATCAAAAGTTTTCATTCTCATATCTTCTATTATAGATTCCATATATGCAGTTCTTTTAGAAACTCCATAAGGATCTTGAGAATATGCTTTTATATTATAAGTTCTTTCAGCTATACCATTAACAACTATATCTACAAACTTAGATATAATAGGTACTGGTTTCCAGTCTAAATTTAAATAAGACAAATCTCCATTTATAGATAATTCATCTTT